CTATTGATATCTAGCTTCGGCAAGTATAAGACCTAATTTGTAACCAGCACTAATTTTTGTTAAGTCAAGATATAAATCTACTTCTATTTCTTTTTGACCACCATATAAATATACACCTTGAGTAGCAGTCATAGCTCCGCCACCTAAACCAACAGTTTTAACAGGGAAGAATCCATTATGACCTTTAATAGTAGCTTTTGAATTACCAGGTTTAACGTCATCAAATAATTGACCAACAAATTTAAATGTAACTTCTGCAGGTCCTTCACCTTTAATTCTAAAACCAATGTCACCTATTTCCATTTTATCTCCTCTAACTGCTTCAGTGTATAATAAGTCTATTTCAGATTCAATTTTAATAGGTTCTAATACTTTAACTTTAACTAAAGTAAGAGTATGATCTTCCCAACCTCTACCTTTGTCTCTGAATATATTAGCAGCTTTAGCTTTATGTACTTGATTATCATTAGTAGTAATATCTTGCATGTAGTTTATATCTCCTGAATCATTGTTAGCTTCAAGAGTAATAAAACCAGGATACATACTGTCAATAATTCCAACGTTCATAGAGAATCCTTCAGATACTGCAAATGCAGTTGTTCCTACAGCTAATATGGCAGCAATCAATAATAATTTTTTCATCTTTCCCACCTCCGAAATTAAAAAGACAATAAGCTTTTAACTTCAGCATTTCCATTGATGTTCTCTTGCTTTACATACAGATTATTCCCTAAGCACAATAGAAAATCTAATGCACAATTCCCACTTGATTCATTTTGACTATCAAACTAATTGTTTTGTTTATTTAATAGAAGTGAATATTTGGGTGAGGATATTCAAAAAAAATTTAAACTTTTTCAAAAAAAATGACTTCCTCATTGAAAGTCATTTCTTCTAAATATTCTTTTACTCTATTTTTTTTATTTTCAAAACAATTCTCTTATTGAATTAGCTCTCCTAAAAATTTTAAATTGAAATAATTTTGTCTTATGATTCCATGGATCTACTTTAAATTCTAATCCTTTTCCTTGTATTTTGAATCCTCCAAACCCAGCGATATCTTATATTTATCCAGCTCACTATCGATCTGATCATTAGAGGTTAAATTAATGTTTCCATTATGTTTGGATTCCTTTAATCCTTCAGCAAAATCACTGAGTACCTTATAAGCTATGTTCCTAGCTTTTACTCCTCCTGTTTCTTCAATTGCATTTCCAACTTTTTTTCCTGTTGTTCTCACTAATGGGGAAGGTAAAATTAATAATACTATACCCAATAATGTGCTCAATACAAATGGATGTAAAAATATTTCTTTCATGTTTCACTCTCCTTATATTTCTTTATACGCTATTTCATAATTTTGAGGAACGACTTTTACGATTGGGCTTGGCCAACTGCAGAATAAATTCCTTTCCGACATCCTTCTTCTGAGTAATCCTTTGGATCTTTTGCCTGCTGCCTTGGACCATAAATTAAAAATTTTGCAAGCACCTATAAAATTCCTACCATTTACCAATTGGACTATATCAGATTTCCTAAAACTAGATCCTCCAATATTGTAACAAAGGGAGACTAGAGCATCATATTGATTTTGATTTATTTTTTTTATCATTATAACCTTTTTGACAACATTTTCATATATTTTTAATTGTTTTATTAGTTCTAAATCAGCTACTTTTAAGGTCATAATATCGCCTTTCTTAATTTTTACACCATTGACTCTAGTAAATCCCCAACCAATAGTCCAAACGTCTGCAGGACACTTATATGCCTTCATTTCATAACTTTCAAAATGCTTTATGAGCTCTATTCCTTGTTTAGATATTTTCATTTATCCCTCCTTTTTAGCCTTTAAATATCCTTCTATTTCAGATAGCTTCATCATGAGTTTATTAAACTCTTCCCTGCTTACTTTTTCAGATAATTTAATTTTGATTTCTTCTACTTCTCTTTCAATACGATCTATTCGATCACTCCCTTTATCAACTCTTTTAAAGACTCTCTCCCAAAGAGGTTTAGCTAAATTAATTGCTAGTAAGCCTCCTATTATCCAATTAGCAGCTATAGCTGTATCTGGGAACATAATACCTCCTATTTAAATTAAAGTAAGTTCTTGAGAAGTATCAGCATGAAGCTGTAATAACTTTACTATTTCAGGATCTGGTTTAATTATTTTCATCCCTAGTTTTTCTCTAGAATCTAACCTCGTTTGTCTATTTTCTAAATCAGTTTCGATTGCTTTAATCCTATTATTTATACTATCGATCTCACTTTGTTTATCATAGATCCAGATATTAGCGTTCCAGGTATAAAATTCTCCAGGAGAGGGAATAGTTTTTATCATATTATCTTCTAAGATTTCACCAATTCCAAGGATTTTATACCCTTTTTCTATTTGCTCTCTATCGTTTAGAAAGTATAGAGTAAAATCAGATTGAATAGTATATGGTTCTACTAATTCTCCCTCGTATACAAAATGGATCTCTGGATCATAGTCATATGGGAATGCTTTTTCATATTTCCCATCAATTCTATTCTCATCCAAAGAAACAGATTTTATATGTTTTTCTTTGGCTTCCTCCCATGTAGGAGCTGGCTCTTTTTTAAATAAGTTATATTTCATTTTTCACCTCACTTTTTTATCTACCGACTAAAACAAATTTAGAATTGTTTTGTAAAAGTAATCTCTGCAATATAATCACTTGAAGTTCCTAATAATCTATTAACTATGTAGTTCCTTCCATCTGTTGTAACCTTATATCCTTGTATGAAATGTACAACTGAACCCATGTCTTGAAAAGACACCTTACAGTTATTTCTTGTGAATCCTGTTGGATAAGGAATACTAATTAACTTTTGAAAATCACTCCCACTCACTTTTACTACTTTTGTTAAATTCTCTATTTGTTCTGTATTATTCTGTATTGCATTTTTATTTGTGTTAGCTAAACCAAGAGCTTCTAGACCCTTATCATAAGCTATTTTCACCGCTAGTGCTGAAGCTACCAAAACTTTACTTGTTGAATTGACTAAATGAGTTATATTAAGATTAAACCCACTATTTTTAATGAATTTAGGCTCTTTCTCACTTGCTAAAGTGTAAGCCTGGTTAGCTTTTGTCTGTGCCGAATTTGCTGTATTTTGAGCTGATGTAGCTTTAGTTAGTGCTGCTGCTCCTTTATCATAAGCAATTTTTACAGCATATGCTGAAGCTACTAAAATTTTACTTGTTGAACTAATTACATGAGAAAAACTTCTATTAAAAGCATCTTTTTTAGTAAATGCAGGCTCTCCTCCTAGATCACTAGCCCTTTTATCTCCTTCCATTACTGTTCCGGTAATAGTTCCAAATGATTTGTTAAAAGCGTCATTCTTATTAAACTTATCTTCTTTAGTTGCTAGACCTTCTACAAGGTCTTTTATGGTAGCATAGACATTACTTTGATCTATAACCGCATTGATAGTTGCTGCACTTGAAATATAGGTAATAATGTCTTCTACTGATTCTATGACCCCACTGGATTCATTGGGAATTAAATTTGGTGTGTCTGTATTGCAATATGAATAAAGGATCTCAACTCCATCTTCTCCCCTGGCATAAACTCCTACTTCTCTTAAATATGTATCTTCTATAAAACCCTTATTATTAAAGGATATCCTTATCCTATATCCTCCATTAGGTAGTTTGGATGAACTGGTAATACTTAAAATTTTAAAACTATCTATTAGAGAAGTTAAAGCTTCTTTATCTGTTCCTAGAGGAAGGATCCCTTTCCCAATTTCGACCTTAGTAAAGACTATAGCTTCTCCTAAGATAGCTCTAGCTAATAGTTCTTTCCCTTTGTTGGTTAGGACTGTACCTGTATATTTAGCCATTTCTTCCTCCTAAATATTTTTCGAAATCTGAAGCTACATTAGGATCTAATGGAATAACCTCATAAAGTGATGAATGAAAAACAGTTCCTGAGTAGTTTGTCCCTTCCCATTGGCTGCTGACTATAATTCCATCTAGGGAACTCCTTTCATTTTTAGTCATATTAATTGATTTATATAGTTCTTTTAGTTTTTCACTTGTTGGTGGGACACTTCCAATGATCTTAAAGTGATATGGAAATCCTCCATACTCTTGCCACTCTAATAGCTCAAAATCACCATGAATATCTTTCATAGTTTTTTCTACAGCATACCTAGTTCCTTTGGTTTTTCTGACAATATATGCGGTCTCTACTAGACTAGCTTTGATTTCTTTCGATAAGGTTTGTTCATACCCTTCAACTCTCCACTGGTAAGCTAGTTCGTCTAAGATAGGTTCATCCAGTATTTTAAAATCACCATAAAGAAAAAGATTCTTTTCCCTGGAATTAATCAGATCTAACTCTTCTTGGATAACTTGGGTTAAAAAATTTATCTCTTCATCTTCCTGAAGAAAATTAGGGAGAAGTCTTAGGATTGAAATATCATCTATTTTAATCATCTTCTACTCCTCCATATCTAATATTGAAATTCCTTTCCTTAGCTACTTCAAATGAATTAACTATTTTGAAACTAGGAGAAACAATAGTAACTCTTTTAGCTCCTGCGCTTCTAACTAGATAGACTAATTCAGTAGGAGTTATATCTCTTTTAAGAGATCCTTTTTGCCATGTAACGTATTCACTAACTGCTTTATTAACCTGGTCTTGTATCTCATTTACTAACCCTATATTTCGACTAGAGATATAGTATGTAAAATCTATATCATAGTTTATTTGCGCAGGTTTATTCACCACCAGATTGTCTGTTAATGGTCTCCTCTTATCTGCATTGCAAGTATCAAACACATCTTGAAGAACACTGTCAGTGGGAAGTTCTCCTCCCTTCATTAGAGGTGTTATCCGGACTGTTCCTGGTGTAGTCATCTCTACATTTACATCTATGATTTCTTGGTTAGCGGTTTTCGCCCAATAGATATATCCATCTCCTGGACCTGCAGTTGAAAACTTACTTGGAGCAGTTCGGATCCTTTCTTTTAAGCTTTCATCTGTTTCAATCTCAGCTCCCCCTTGGGATATTTCCATATTTATTACAGATTTAAAAAAAGGGAAAGGATCAACTATCTTATTTATTTCTCCTGGAAGATACCCGTTGCCAACTATCCCTTCTTCAGTACAAATAGCAATAACTTCCTTAACTATTTCTCCTGGCTTAAACTCAAAATATGGTGTTAGAAAATACATATTATTTCCTGGTGTAACCCTTACCGAATTAACTCCTAAAAGGTGCTCTTTTGCTTCTTCTATCTCAAACTTTAAAAGTACACTTGCTTTTTTAGAACCTAATCTTTCTGTATCAGTAAAGGCTCCCATCTCAGTGGCATAGTCTCCCTTTGTATACCTGAGTAAATTCATCTTGAGGCCTTCATTGGTAGTTTCATTCCTAATAAAAAGAGAGTAAGCTACTGTCTGGAGCAACCATCTTCTCTCATCTGCTAATCCTAAAGAAACGCCACTTAAATCTTCATATTTTTTAACCATCCTTCCGAGGATCTCTTCTGAACTTTCATTATGTATATTTAAATCATTCAATGATACTCACCTCCATAATGGGCTTTAAAGTTCCCCTTTGATGATCTGTTATGTATGTAACCTTATGTATCTTTAATCTAGGCTCATATTTCTTAAACTGTGTTTGCATATTCATCAAGGCAGTACTCCTGTTTAATGGTGAATCTACTATATCTCCATTTATGCCAATACCCCTGGCTAGGATAACTTCTCCAATAACTACAGAAAGGATATTTCTTCCATTTTGAAGGATCCTATCTATTCCGGTAGCTTTTAAATTGACCTTGTTTTGTGGTTCTAAAGTATAGATCATTATGCTTCACCTCTGTCTACCATTCCCTGGTTAAAACCTTGTGGAACCACTTTTTTCTTAGTAGCCTTTTTAGGTTTAATAACTACATCTGTATTTTTGTATATCATTTCTACATATTCTTCCAGTGTAAGGGATACATCTATCTTTCTTACTTTCCCTCCATTAGTTATATACTCATATCCAGCATCATAGGAAGTAATAACATACTGGCCACTTCCTATAGGTTTATCTCCTAAACTAAAATCCAGTGTTTCTCCAGTATTCTTATATAAATCTAATTTTTTAACTAGTTCCTGGGGATCTATTCCAAAATCACTTCTAAGAATCATTTTAAAAGTAAGAACATCAGTTTTTAGATCTATAAACTCTAAAGCAGGTTTTTGTCCTTTCCGGGCATGCTTTTCATAGTTAGCTCCACTACTAAGTTTTAAGTTGATAAAGTTTAATATTTTTTTGTTCTTTCCATCAAAGGAGACTTCAAAGGGAATATTTCCTAATTTTCCTATCATTATTCTTCACCTCACTTAAGATTTTCTAAAATATGAACCCTAAATTTGACTTTTTGAGCATTTAAAGATACTATAATTAAGCATTCAATGCCTCAAAATTGTTTTGCACTAAAACAGGATTTTTTCCTGTTTTTTTTATTTAATTGATTTTTTATAATTTATAAGTGATAATAAATACGAGTATAGTTTGTCATATATTCTTTTCCTTTTTAAAAGCCTTAATTTCCTAGAGTTAAGGCTTTTACTATTTTATTTATAATTATTGATAAAATAAATTTGCTTTTTTGGAATTTATAATGAATACTATGAATAAGAAGACCTGTTGATCTTCATGTTAATTACCTTTTAAAAGCCTTGACTTGCAGAGTTAAGGCTTTTACTATGTTAAAATACTATACTGGAATTGTAGTTGGTCTATTTTCTGCATCTTTATGTTTGTGGAGGTCTACATCTCCCTTAGGAGTGGTCAATTTTTTGACTCCTACTTCTTCAGCGGTAACATTTTTAGCAGTTGTCATTGCGTTTATATCTAGTGAAGTTCCTGCAATAGAAGTAGCTTTTGAATTAATAGTTAAGCTATTTGTTGTCATCACTATGTTATTAGAAGATATATTTATATTATTAGCTCCCTTTATATCTATGTCTCCTACACAATTAACTTCTAATAAGTGAGTTTCAAAATTATATTTGATCTTAGTTCCATCTGGAAAGATAATATATTTCATCTTACCGGTATCTTTTGGTAGATTTTTGCCAGTGGAATAACTCCCTAAAATAAAGCCTACATTAGGTGCATTAGGTAAGAATACACAAACTACGTCTTCTTTTACACTAGGCATTGAATAATTTTTTTCTGTATTTGTATGATCTGTTAAAACTTGTAAAGGTTTAGAAATTTCTCCAGGAGTATCATCAAACTCAACCCTTGCTGTAGTTGTCTTATAACTTATAGAGGATACCTTTCCAGTCCTTAAAAACCTAAACTCCATTAAAAGTCCAACCTCCTTCTCATATTTAAACTGCAGATATATTCCCTGGTAATATCATGAGTAACTGAAGTTATCAGATACACTCCATCATACCTTCCAAATCCTAAAATTTTAGTTGTGAGACCTGCCAAATATTCTGGATCTCCCATATGAGATATTTTTATTTTTGTTTCATTTTTATTCATATTTCTAAGTATCTTTTTTGCTCGTTCATTTAAAAACTTTTCTTTCTCTTCTTTTGTTATTCCTGTAACCTTTGTATCTATATTTTTATAGAGAATCTTTCCTGTTTTCACTTTGTAGAACAAACTCATAGGAGCTTCGTATTCACCTTTTAAGAGCTCTCCTAAGATTGGATCATAGAATGTTAGCTTGCATCCCTCATAGACCTCTAGGTCATCACATTGAAGGTTATAGCTCATTAGATCTGATTTATTAAAAGTAATTACAGTTTCTTTGTTTTCATATGTCTTCTCATCAAAAATAATGATTTTATCCGTAGTTATCTTTAAGGCCATTCCCTGTTCTTTTGATATTCTAGATAGTAGACTAGCATCTGATTCTTTTAATTGATTAACTTTATCAAAGGTAAACTCTTCAGGACAGTCATAGAATAGATTCATGGAATAAGTTTTTGATATTTCTTGTGCGATCTCTCTAAGAGATACATTTTCCCAGGTATTATCTTTTTTTACTCCTTTAAGATCTTTTGTTATATCTATAGAAGTTGCTGAGATATTCATGGTATCTGGAGTTCCTGAAAAAGATAGATCATCTATGGTAAAAGTTCCACATTTTAAGATCCTGTTATCTCCTTCATTTCTCCAGTTAATCACTCCTAATTCGATTTTAAGCTTATCTCCCTTTAAGATAGCCCATTCCTTAATCCATTTATCTCCCGTAAGGCTGAGGGTCACACTATCTCCTTTATCTAGGTTGTCTGTGTATGAAAATCCTTTGATATATGAAGATATGTCTCCTGTAATGTCTTTTCCTTCATAGGTTACAGTTAAATAGGTTCTCCTGGATATCATGGCTGCCTCCAAGGTGGAACAGTTAAGTTTTTAGTATTAGGAATATCAGGACATATCAGTTCTATTCCACCACTGAAGATAGCTATATTCATGTATCTGGGGTTAGATCTTATTAGTGATTTAGAGAATTTATCTTCTCCATATACTTTAAAACTAATATTATCCCAGGTATCTCCCTGGATAGTTTTGTATATATCCACTTCTCTAGTCAAAACTTAACCTCCTTTCAGTTTTAATATCTTCAGCAATTGTATCTTTAACAATTTTCTTGATTATTTGCGCAAGATCCTCACTTGATTTTTTTAGGATCTCACTGATATTATCTACATTACCTTGAATAGTAGGATTAAAATCTATCTTAATCTCTATCTTTTTATCAGTAGAATTGTTAACTAATTTCTTCTCAACTTTGGAAGTTAAAGATGGGATCCCATCTCCAGCAAACATTCCTAATTTAGCTCCTGCATGATACCAAAGGCTTTTTGATTGTCTAGTTCTATCATGGGGAACTATAGTTTCTGGTGCATCTCCTACTAGCGCTAAGTGAGGAGTATTTACCGTTCCACCTTTTGCATAAGCAGGAACATTGTTAATATTTTGTTTTCTGTTCCAATTACCAGATAGAGCAGATTTTGAAGGTGACTTTAGTTGTTTAGTATTCCTATTCTGTAATAAATTTGAAGTTTTAACTTTTTGAAGTGAGGGCAGCTCTTTTGTTTTCTCACCTTTAAATTTCTTATACCAATCATATATTCTTTTAATGCCCTTTAAAAACATACCCAAAGGACTGTATTCAAATACTTTAAAGATTGGAGATTTTTCAAATACTTCCCATAATTCCAAAGTTTTATCTTTCATCTTTCCTATATTGGTTTTAAATCCATTCCATAGTTCTATAGTTTTAGATTCGATCTTATCAAAGTTCTTATAGATTAAATATCCACCTGCAGCAACTGCAGCTAAAATTAAAAGGATTGGATTAGACATTAGTGCGGTAAAAGCTGTACCCAGAGCGCCTACTCCAAAAGTGGCTGCTCCAATAGCTAAATTTACTCCTACAAACCCTGTTGCTGTGAGAGTTAGAAACTCTGTTAGTCCTGGGAATTTCTGTGCAAACCCTGTAATTATCTGAGAGCCTTTAGTAAATAGTTTTGTCAGAACTTTTAAAGGAGGTAATAAGAAATTAGTAAAAGCCAGACCGAGGTTAAGTAGTGATTTACCTAATATTTTTAATTGAGCTGAGGCAGTACCGTTAACATTATTAAATTCATTATTGACACTGTTAGCCACTTTTTTCTTATCATTAATCATATCTAAGTTATTTTGTAATTTCCCTAATTGATTAGTTAAAGGTAGGAGTGCTCCCACTGCTTCCTCACCAAACAACATGGTTCCTATAGACATTCGTTTACTTTTATCCACATTTTCAAATGCTCCTAGAACCTTCTTGATAGTTCCCATAGAATCTTTTTGCATATCTTTTGCAATCTGAGCTGAGTCAAAACCTAGCGCCTCAAAGGCTTCTTTTCTGCTCTTACTAGCTGATTCACCACTACTCATAGTGGAGTATAGTTTTCTTAATGCAGTACTGGCAGTACTTGCATCTTTAACGCCAAAATCAATAAGACTTGCACCTAAAGCTGCAGTTTCAGAAACTGTTATATTAGCCATTTTTCCTAAAGGTCCCATAGCAGTTACAATGTCACTTACTTGAGCGGGAGTAACTTTGATATTATCTCCTAATGTATTTATCTGATCTGCTAATCCCATAACTTCACTTTGAGTCATTTTCAGGGAGGTTCTCCAGGTGGCAAGATTCCCTCCGGCTTTATCTGCGTCAACACCAAAAGCAACTGCTACCTTTGCAGTATCAGCGGTAAACTTAGCTAGTTCTTTTTGTTCTATCCCAGCTTGACCTGCAGCAGCAGCTATCTCATATATCTCAGTATTCATCAAAGGGATATCCTTTGTTGTCTGCAGTAGTTCTTTTCTAAATTTTTGGATTTCTTTAGGGTCACTGATACTTAATTGTTTTTTCACATCTGCAAATGCAGCTTCATCATCTATTGCCAACTTAACTCCTACTCCGATCATGAGAGCAGGAGGGATCATTTTCTTCATCCTTTTTTGGCCGTTATCTTTATAATCTTTAAATCGCTTCTGATTTTTTCTCATTTTCTCCTGGATCTTAAGATTTCTTTGCATCTTATCTCCAAGTTCTTTTTCACCTTTAGAGAGCATCCATACCCTTGATTTAGCTTTAGATAATTCATTACTATATTTTTTTGTGGATTCTTTTGATTTAACTAAAGTTTTATCTAATTGTTTCTGTGTTTGTAATGCTTTTTTAAATTCAATAGTTGCGGCTTTACTGGCTTTTCCCGATCCATTAACTTGAATCTTTAACTTCTTTATCTTATCTGCTAAAATTTCTGATTCTTTGCTGTTCTTTTGAAATTCAGCACGACTTTTAATAAATTGATTTTCTAGTTTAGAGCTTTCTTGTCTGGCTTTTCCTAAAGCTTTACTTCTTGTTTTCATTTGCTTCATTTCTAAGCCTAATTTTTCTAATTCCTTACTAGCTTTAGTAAAACTTTTCTTTACTGATGGATTAAGGGCTCCACCTATCTTAATAATAAAGTTTCTATTCATCAGGTATCGCCTCCATCCATTTAACTAGATCTATAAGTTTCAAATCATTAAAAAATTTTATCCCAGTTTTAGTAGCCTGTCCTATCTTTATCATATTGCTCCTAAACTTTAAAATTTTTTCTGGTTCATTTAGATCTACGATAATAAGAAACCCTTAACCACTTCTACCAAGACATCAAAATCTGAATGTTTTAACTCTAAGATAGCTTCATAAGGTAGATCTGCAGCTGCAGCTCCTACGGCAGCTTGATATGCCTGTCCGAATTTAATCTCTGAACTAGAACTATAATATTTACCCTGGGAGACTACCTCTGCTTCACACAACTTAGCTCCAGTCAAAGAATTGAAATCCATTTTTACTTCTTTAATCTCCACATCATTAAATTTAACAGGGTGTTTTAAATTAATAGTAGTTACTCCACCGACTACAGTTACATAGTCTTTTTTTATTTTTTTATCTACTGATTTAAGTTCTTTATTTTCTTTCATCCGGTTCTCCTTTTTTATTTTTTAAGTTGACTTTTAGTAATTATTAAGGTACTAATACTAGTGTATTGATATTATAGCTAGTAAATATTAATGCCATATGTTTCTTTCCTCAAAGAGTTCTTGTTGATTTTACAGGGGCTTTTTGTTTTAGAGGATTATTATTTAATTTTTTAAATTCCTTCTTCTATCTTTCCTTCTGATTACTTGTCTTCAGGCATTTTGTTTTTTTTCTTTCATTTATTCCTTGACTTTTAGTATTTTTAAAGGTATTAATACTAATGTGCTAATATCAACACCCAGTAGTATTGGTACCATAATTTCTCAAAGAGCTCTTGTTGATTATACGAGAGCTCTTTGTTTTAATAATATTTATTACTAAAAACTTTTAAGTTGACTTTTGTTTATCTTTGGAGTAATAAAATAGTGTAATACTGTTTATTAGACCAAACATAATTACAACCTTCAAAGTTAAAAAGTTCGCGTTGACTATACGTGGACTTTTTACTTTTTATAGGAAATCATCATTATCTAGATAATTGATACCATCTACTACAAATTTATTGTTAAGTTTATCAATATGAAGAGTTTCTATCTCATCTACAAATATTCTTAAACTAATTACTTCAAATTCTGCTTCTGTATCCATAGCTTTAGCTGTTTCTGCTTTTCCTAAGTTTTTGTTCTTAGGAGTTACTTTAGCCATGATTCTAATCTTTCTATTTTTCACCCTTCCTATAGGACTTCCTGGATCAGCCATCTGAAGATTACCTCTAAAAGCTAATTGATGCATGATAGGTGCAAGAAGTGTTGTAAATTGAGCATTAACCGCTCTCTTCTTTATTTTCATTCCCATAGATTTAGTTAACCCGGCAATAGGAACTTCTAATTCTCCTGCTATTCCAGAACCTGTAACTGTATCGGTCATAAACTGGATATTAGGTAATTCTACGTCTACTGTTCCTATTTCTTTTAATGCATTTAAATACAAACTAAATCCTTGTAGGGATATTGGAAATCCATTCATTACTTACCACCTCCAAATAGTTTCTTTAAGTATTCTGTATCATACTCTAGAGCTGATTCTATCTTTTCTGCTACTCCTACTGGAGTCATATATCTTTTAAAATTGTACTTTCCATCCATTAACTTAGTAGTTGGATTATCTTGTTTATTAAACTCGATCCTTCCGCCTAAAATGGCTCCTGTAGTTACTAATCCATTGTAGTAGTCGTTATAGCTGTCTACGATCTTATCCATTAGCTTATTATTAGCCGGCTTATCTACATCTAACCAGTAAGTCAGAGTAAAGTTGTTGTTATCCCAGATAAACATCCTCTTACAAGAGATTGTATTATCTTTAATATCTCTATTAGCTGGATAACATCCAGTTCTATTCCCCCATAATCTCCAACCGTTATTAAAGTTAATAGAAGTTGCTACTCCATTATCATTTAGATAATCAGCCTGGGTTAATAGAAGATCTACTTCTGTTTTATTCTTCAGACAGATCCCTGTGATATTAAGAGGTTTATTAGATGGTGATTCATATGGGATATCTCCATTTTTAGTATCTACTGCATACATAGAAGCAGCTACTAAAGTAGAAAGGTGGTAAAGAGTTTTGTCGATTAATCCCATTGGCCAAAAATTATACAAATTTTCATGGATATAATTATTATCGTTTTTCCATGCAGTGACCTTGTTATACTTATCAATCGTTGTTGAATCTATATCGGCTAATGCTATGCCGGTAAAGACCTCATTGATACTTTTCATAGCAGATACAAGGACTGTCATTACCTTGCTCTTATCGGTCCATCCAGGGGCTAATCCGATGTTAGGAACCTTATTAAATTTAGGAAATACCTGATTTATCAGAGCTATTCCTTCGGTCTTTAGAGTAGTTGTATCAATCCCTCCTATAACATCTGCTTCAGTTACTAAACCAGGTTTTAGTTTATCGTAGCTTACTTTTCCTGCGTTTAGAGTTCCTGCTAATGTTTCATCTGTAATTATGATACTTACAGATCCATCCTCATTGAATACTGCTGTATATTTTTCTTTAGGAACTGGACTATCATCAGATTGTTTTAAAGATAAACTCGGTAACAAAATTCCTTTATCAGCTATAGTTCCTTTTTTCTTAGTAAATGTGATATCTCCATCACTAACTGCTTCCTTATGGGTAGCAGGATCCAAGACATTTATGAGAACTACTGGTCCTACTTTAAATAACCTAAAAAATACATCTATAGCTTCACAAAGGGTATAACTCGCCCAATCATCTGAATATCCAAAGGCTTCTATAGCTTCTCTTTCTGAATAACAAAGAACAGGTTTATTGATCTGAGGTGTCTTTGCTAAATTTACCGGTGCAGTTCCTATAATTACTGCGCAATTCCCACTTTCTATTACACTTGCTATAGAGGTGGAGGTTTCACTTGTTTTTACTCCATGATTTATATTTCCCATTAGCTTAATACCTCCTCTAATGCTTTATTAAAAAGGATATTTGTTATAGTTCCTGGTTGATCTATTTCATTTAAAGATTCAACATATTTATCTTCAGAAACAAATAGAGGAGCTATAGATGGATATTTTTCTTTTAATTTCTCTATTTCTTCAGGGAGATTTCCTCGAAAGATAGTTCCTTTATCTAAAATCCCTCTTTGGACTCCTGGACCTATATAAAATATGCTCACTTTTTTTATCTCTTTTGGTTCTTCTATTTTTTTCTTTTTAGATTCTTTTTTTACTGCCATCATTCCTCCCTACAGATAGTCATCTTGTGGCTGTGTTACTGCTATTTCAAAGGTACATTTAGTCTCACCGAGGTAATGGGGGAACTCAATCTCTCCATAGACTTCATGTTTCATAGATCTCTTTAATATCCCAAACTGAAAATTGGTATCTTTAAAGAAATCTTCCCTGATCTTATCTATCACTGAGAGTACATCCCAATGACCAGTTGCATGTGTCAATTTAACTAAAGGTCTACTCTTTTCCCTTTCTCTACTTAACCCAATAGTTCCATATAAGATATTAATATCTGCAATACCGCTTAATTCTTTATCTTCAATATGGGTAGTTTGAATTAATATATATGGTTCTCCTCTCACTGCTGATTTAGGCAGTGCGCCTGTTTCAACTAGTGGTAAGACAAATTCACCTTTATCGTTTATTAACTGAATACCTTTTACTGCTTCAGTTATTCGTCTTTTTATCTCTTGTTCTAAATTTCTTACTGACATGGCTTCTCCTTTTTATTGATATTTATTGGCGGGGATTCTTTAACGACATTTGAAATATCTTTAACAGTATTTAAAATTTCCTTACCTATATTTTTAGTTGACATAATGCCTCCTTAGTTTCTAATATCTATTATTGGAGTTCCTCCAGAAGTAACTTGCGGTAATTCTCCATTCCATCTTAGGGTTTGTTCATATCTAATTAATTCATCTGATAAAGATTTTTTCTTTAGATCATTGGCTTTAGATTGGGCTTTAGCTACAGTTAATATTCTCTCTGCTTCAGCTTTAGCTTGAATTAATTTAACATTTGCTTTTCCTTGCTCCTGGATAGCATTTCTTTCAGCTTCAATTTGAGCTTTTTGTTTTTCAATCTTTTGTCTTTCTAATTCTTGTTGTGTATTTACTCTTTGTTGAATAACTGTAGCAGTGGCTTTATCTAGTCCTATTCTTGAGAAATTAACAGATTCAATGATTATTCCATCTTTAGCAAACTTTTCTTTAATATGCTGATAAGCCTTTAAGTTTAGATCTGCCCGTTTAGATCCATAAATATCAAGGACACTAAATTTAGAAGTTACCTCGGAAACATATGCTTTTATCTTTACTCTGGTATATGTATTCTGAATAAGTTCTCCACTTTTACCTTTAAATCGAGTAAATATTTTAGCAACTTTATTTTCATCATATCTATATGAATATTCTAAATCTACATTTACCATCTTTCCATCTGAAGTAGGAACTATAAAGGAATCATTATCTTCTGAACCTTCCCTTTCATCTGCAGATAAATATGCTTGTTCTGTTCCTACGGTATATTCTGTTACATTTTTAAAAGGATTGATAAGGTTGTATCCTTGGGTTAACACCTTTTCTTGAACTCCTCCATTAGGGCTATAAACAACACCTACATATCCTGCGGATATTCTATGACATGATTTAGTCATCATTAATATCGCCATAACTATTACAATCATTACCGCACTTGTTTTTTTTCCATTAATTATCATTTTTGTCCTCCTAATTTTTATTTTTCAAAGAATTTTTCTACTTGTGTTCCTAGGTTCTTTTCTAGTTTTTCTTGGATAAGCTCCTCTATAAATTCAATTACATTATTTGTTTCTAGCATCCCACCGGTAGAGTATCCTCTTTGTAAACTAATGGGATTTCTTTTCTTCCCGTCTCTTCTGAATACCTGAACATTCCCAGGTTGATTCTTGGGAGCATTAACAAATCCTCTTTTTAGTTCTTTAAGTCCACCGCTCCTGCTTTGAGCTACTTTGATAGGACCGTTACTTGGGATATCTACTTTAAATCTTTTAAGAGTAAAAGTATCCTTTTTCCTGTTATTTTTAACCTGGGCTACTGTGTTGCTTTCACTGGCTTTTTTTATCGTGATACTGGCATTTATAGGTTTCTTGTCAATATAGAATTCATCTATAATACGACTAACTATATCTCTTTTAGCTTCCAGGGCTGCCTTATTAGCAGCCCCTGAAACTACACTTTCAATACCATCTGTTATTCCCTCTAGTTCCTTTGTTATTTTAGCGAGTAACTTGCTATCTATTTCAATCATAAAATTTCACCTTTAGTAGAATTATCTATAATTAATAGCTATATCTATTCGGTATGTATTCCCTAGATCTTCTATGTCTATAATCTCATAAGAAACATCATCCATCTCTACTCTGTCGTTAGGGGCTAAATTTGATGGGAAGTCTGTTTTTCTAATAGATACGCATATCCCATTGGTATAGATCCCCATCTGTTCAGCTTTACCTTTGTATTTTGTCCTGAAGGTTTCAGATGATTTAACTACTACTATTTCATTACCTTCAAAGATAACTTTTTCTCCTATTTCTTCAGGATCAAAGAAAAGATCTAGATCCTCATCCATCAGATCTTTAAAGTTCATCTTCAGCCTCCATAATTGCTTCTATGATCTCAGCTTTTTTAGTCACCTTTAACTCTAGTTCCATATCCACTGCAATCTCTTTTAGATCTGCGACATTTAATTCATCTAATTCTTTTCGTCTTTTTTCTTGTGCTAATTCTTCAGGAGTTTTCTTCTCCTGGAAGTGAGACTTTTTTTCAGTTACAAAATCAGATTTAATTAGATCGACTGCATCTTTATCTTCTAATTCTATAACTGTGCCTGGCTTATATGTTTTCCCTTTATATTCAATGGCTGTTAATTTAACTTTACATTTTTTCATTGTTACCTCCCTATATTACTTTAGCTGCAATCCAGCCTTGAGCATCTTCCGGTATGATTAATGGTGAAGATCTGATTTCTAATAGATCTGTATTACCTTCAGATGAAGGAACAGTTTTTACTGCTTCTTTTCCAACAAATATCTTTGCTCTATCTGTGATCTTTTCTCTGAATGGGAAACTTCCATAATTTACTCTAAAACTCTTGGCTTTGAAGTATAAAAGTGTTCCATCTGGCAAGATAGGTTCTTCAGTAGGTTTACCGTATTCCTTTACCCAATCCATGTATGAATAGATCTTGGTATCTATCTCTGGAATATACCCAATGTATGAAACTCCTGGTTCTTTTTCCTTTGGTTTAAGATTGATAAGAGTGTCGTTGAGGATCTTTATCTTTTCCATCAAAGTTTTGTTGTTGATAATAGATCTAGCTACATCTGGGGTAACTATCACTGTATCAACTACATTTCCTGTGTTCTTTTGAACCTCAAGTTTTTGATTACTTAACCATCCAATGATATCTGAACCTTCTGCATCAAACTTATCCGATCCAGTTAATACCTTTAATGCAAAATCTCCATATCTGATACCTTCTTTTCCATTACCCATTGGAAATACTCCAGTCATTATCAATTGAGATAATGCCCAAATCTTAGTTCTATGGGCTATTGTTTTTAATGTCTTTAAATCTTCAGCTACTTGTTTCTTTAAGATCTTATTCAGATCTTTTTTACCAGTAACATAGATTCCTTCACCAAATTGCTGCTGATATGCTGAGTCAGCAGTTGCAGGTATCTTCAATGAGATAAATGGAGGTTTGTATCTTTCAACTGCAAACCCATCTCTTTCGATAAGGATTCCATTAGACATAGGACCTACAAATGCTGCTCTTACTCTTCCATTGTCCTTAGAGTGGATTTCTATCTCTTGGACTACTTCCTCTATCTCTTTACCAATTAGAATATTCCAAAGAAAATTAACTGGTCTTTTTACTCTTTCTATTGCTGCGGTTATCTTTCTCGCCTCATATGGTCCTGGCATTATTAATCACTCCTTTTGTTATTTAAATTTTTTATCTCATATAGATATTTTTAGGAATACCATTTATTCTTATTTTTTCTATATCTGTAGCATCTTCTTTGATAACTCCACTTTTATAGAACATTCCACTAACATAAACCATTGCTGTTTCAGTTGTTTTGACTTCTACATTTTCACTTAATACTCCAAAGAACTTAGTTTCATCTGTACACTTTGATAGCTTTAAAGTAGTGGGATCTAATTCTAAGAGCATCCCTCTAGTATAAGTTCCTGCAACAAATCCCATAGGTTCTACTAGGTAGGGAACTACTCCTCCGGCTTTCAGGTTTTCAGGCATTATTTTTTCTTTTTCCATTTAAAATCACTCTCCTTATTCGATCCCATTTGCTAACGCTACTATGTCATCAATCTCTTCTTCTTCCTGCTTGATCTTCATCTCTTCTGGAGTCATTCCATCTAATATTTGTTCTTGGACTCCTCCAGCTTTTGCATCATCGATCTTGTTTAGCAAAATTTCCATTTTATTCTCAGGTTTAGGTGGAACTTCAACATTTTTAGGTTGAGTTGCCATCTCTTGAAGAATATCAGTCATTAATTCTTGGTTTGTAGACTCTATAGGAGTTTCAAATTTAGCTTTTTGAATACATTCTAATGGTCTTCCTGCCCTTTGTTCTATTGTTTCTAGGTTTTGAATTCTTGTTCTTTCCTGGCTAACTCCTACTTGAACTATTTGTTTATATAGTTCCGGATGTTCTTGCATTAATTGCTCTAAACTCATTTCATCAACTCCCTCTGTATTTTTTAAATTCTTGTTTATTGGATTTTCTATTTTCTTCATACTATTTTTAATATTTTCTTTTTCTAAAAATTCATCTAGATTTTTAAATTCTGAAACATTTAAAATTTCTTCAGTACCGCACATAAGCATATTATTCTGAAAACTCATTTGAGCTTTGCTTTCACTCTCTATGTTAGTTACAAAACCATGTGCTAAAGCGGTCTTAGCGGTCATCCAGGTAGTTGCATCCATTTTCTCTATAAGATCGTCACGAGTGATATTAACTTTGCTTAAATAGGCTTCTATGGACACTTCTCTAAATTGATCTAGATCATCAGCTTGCTTTCTAAGTTCTTTAGCTTCTCCACCAGTCGCTCCATAATATGGATTGTGGATCATCATCATAGAAACCTTGCTCATATGTATCGTGTCTCCTGCCATGGCTACCACAGTGGCAATAGAGGCGCAAATACCATCGATAAATATATTTACTTTAGCTGGATGCCTTTTTAAACTGTTGTATATAGCGCATCCTGCAAATACTCCGCCACCACGAGAATTGATTCTGACATCTATCTCACTGATATCTCCTAATGCATCTAATTCTTCATTTATGTTTTTAGGAGTAGCATCAGCAAACCAACCCTCACCTACTACTCCATAGATTCTTATCTCCGCTTTCTTTTTGCTTATCATTACCGCATTAAGTAAGTTCATCTTCCTCACCTTCTTTAGTTTTTTTGTTTTTAGATTCTTCCTTGTTTGTTAAACCAAATTTTTTGATCTTCTTTACCTCTCGCCCACGTTGCTCGATATTATCATCAATATCACTACCATTAAGTTCCATACTTTCTCTCCCACCTGTGCTTAAATTATTTTTGATTCTAATTTCTGCAGCTTGAGCTTCTTTTTTGGGATCTAATGATCCTTGAGCTTGTCCAAACCATTGAGTTTTTAGATATGCTCTTCTTTTAAAAGGATCTTCATATCCAGGAAGATCTATATAATCCATGGCTACACAATAATCCATAAATTCCTCGTAGATAGGTTGCATAAAATCATCTGTAAACCATTGTCTTCTTGTTTTTAACATCTTCCAGGACTCTAATAGAGCTCCCTTTGAAGCTGAATAATTATTAGAGAACTTTAGTAATAGTTGCTCAGGAGCTAATTCCAGAGCTGCGCCTAAATGAACACACATAGTATCCATAAACTTTGTAAATCCAGAGTTAGGTCTATTAGAATCTGGAAATACTATCTTTTGTCCTGGAGGTAAGCCAGTAACAACTCCACTTTTTAACGTGATATCTTTTCCATCTTTAGGTTTAAAAGGACTTTTAGATTTAGTTTCCACTGTTTCATTTTCTATAAATGCTGCAAAATATGAATTAATAGTAGCTGCCATTAGTTCTGCATGGGTAAACTTTCTCATTTGGTGGAGGATTTCAAGAACTGGAGCAATTAAGGGGATCCCTCTTCTCTGTCCTATCCTTTCTTTGTCCATTAGGACCAATAGATTTTTCCTACCTGTTTTACTTCCATGAACTTGGATCTTAGTAGTCTCAGATCCTTCTTTATTCTTTTTAAAATGATAAGCAATTATTATCCCGTTTTTATCCTTTTCTACGCCGTTTTTTATATCTTTATCTCCAGTATCCGAAGGATTGATACAACTAGCAGGATCTAATAACCTTACTTTTAATCCGAATAGTTCTCCTGGATGAAGTTTAAATGATAGAGCTGCGAAACATTCCCCATCGATTAGAGAAGTTAATATAGCCAAGGATTGAATATGACTCAGTTTAGATTGTCTTCCCCAATCACATTCAGTAGATCCTGCCCACATTCTCCATAGGTTCTCTATATTTTTTTCTATCTCTTCTTTTTTTTCTTGTTCCAACCCCAGTATGCTATTATCTATAGATGCTTTTAGTTTTATCCCTGTTCCTATAACATTGGATCTGATTCTTTTGATAGCTCCATTTGCTATGGCATTTCCCATAAATTCATCTCTAGATCTAGCCACTAAGATATCTTTTGATTCCCCTATGTCCACATCAGAACTATTTATCTGATCATCATAATCCATAGCATTTTGAGTTCCTGCCCCATGGTTATGATATTGAAGTACATTTTCATAAGTTTTCTCTGCATCATAAAGACGTGCTTTATTCATGACTCTCTTAGCTGCTAATCCAGGGAACATTTTTTTTAATGATAGTTCCATCTGCTCCTCCTAAATAATTCTATTTATAGATTTTTATTTAATAATTTACTAATCAGATCTACACCTCTTTGATAAACTAGAGTTTTAATGTTTATAGATATTTCTCCATTCGATTTGGTAAACTTAGTTTCTATAGTTCTAAAGCATCCATTATCTATGTATTTTTGATAAGGCTGGTTATTTTGCATTAATATTTTTTTTCTCTTTAAAAATTCAAATAACTTTTTTCTTCCATAACCTTTTTTATTTATAACTTTGGCAATTACTCCTAAATCTAGGGCGTCTCTAGATCCTGTTATTGTTTCAAAAAATTTTATTTTGTGTTTATCCTCTTTTATTTTTTGTTTTAAAACTTGTATTTCTTTTTGCTCTTTTATCCAAGCGTTAGCTCTTTCTATTGGATCAGTTATTTTATAGCTTGGAATTTCCCCATTTTTTGCCAAGACTAAATTCTTATGTTTCATATTTTCCTCCTAAAGATCTAACCCGTATACATGGCCCCATACATCTGAATGATATGCATTTGCTTCCCCGTATCTAGGGCAGGGGACTTTCTTTATTTCATAACCTAATGCAATACTATTACTCTTTAGTTCTTGCCACTTAAAGTTACCTTTGAACTGTTTTTGTGCTCTACTAACTGTATAATAATTATTTAAAATCCCAAGTTCTTTTTGAGTATCATCTAATTCTTCTTCTAGGGCTTTATTATCTGCTAAAACTACTTTTATATGCCTAAATGAGCTATCTTCTCTTTGTAACATCATCAGATTCCCACGAGCTTCTAGTTTTTCCTTTTCTTCTATTGTTGCGACTAATTCTAACAATGCATCTTTATAGCTAATTGGTAATTTATTTTTATTCAATTGTTTCTCACACTCTATAAAATATTGTCTAACCTCTTTTCCTTTTGGTACGTTTGATAGCATAGCCAATTCTTTTGCAGTATCTAATTTCAAAATATATTCTATTCGTGGTCTAGGTACTGATTTTGTTGAATTCGCCTTATAAGTTGTATAATCTACGCCTTCAATTAATCCATAATTGCTATTTTTTACATATGTTTTTATCCAATTGGAAAAATCTTTTTTTACTTCTAAAAATCTATGCAACTCTCTAGCACTAACAAGTTGTTCCCCTTTTTCATTTTTAGTTATTTTTATTAACTCCATCTCTCATCCTCCTAATGTCTTCCTGGTATTACATTTTCTATTGTCATTCCCACATCATCGGGATTTCCATATTTCCGACACCTTTCTTCCCAAAGTTTAATTCCTGATTGTATCTTCCCTATATCTGCTCTTGTAACTTCTTTTCCATCTATGTTATATGCCTGACCTAATAAAACTTTTTCTTCAGCTTTTAAATACATTTTTAATTTCTCCTGGCACATTTCCAAGGTTATCCCTGTAATACTCATTCTTCCTCCCTTTCTAAATATCCAACTTTAGATAATAGACTTAATTCTTCTTTGGATAGAGTTGCTAAAATTTTCATATCATAATCATATATTTCTAGTGCTGCTTCAGAGTAGTTCCTCAGGTCTAATCCTTCATTTCTTTCTCTGATTTTTATCCATTTGTTACTACTAGGATCTCGAACCTCAGCAGTTAAACTCATAAAATATTCTTCAGTATAGTTTCTTGTTGGATTTTTAGGGAAATGACAAAACCCTGGTCCAGACTTTTTAATTCTCAATTTACTCATGGTTGAATCTTTTAATGCGTTGACCCCTACAGAATAAAGATTGATCTCATTATTTTTAGTTTTTCTAAATCCATTGTTTATTGCTACTATTCCACCTTGACCTTTAATTCCAAAGATTCGTTCATCTTCTTTATCAGAAACAAAGTTATATACATTTTGTGTGTTGTACCCAGTATCAATACAAGTTGCAAAGATCTTTAATGGAGTTCCATCTTTAAAATAAAAATCTGATTTTAAAAATTCATATAACTCATTCCAAACTTCTTCTTTTGAAGGATTCCCGTAAAATACCTGGTATGTAATCCCCCAACTTTCACGGCCTAATCCCCAGCCTGTAAGTTCTAACTCAATTCTGTTATGCTGTATATCGACTCCTGCAGTTAGTAATAACACTCCTTCAGGTATTTCAGCCTCATAGGTTTCACGTCTTTTAAATAGAGCTATATAATCAATTGTCTTGATGTTCTCTTCTTCCCAAGTTTCGGCCAATACGGTATTTTTAAATGTTTTTATTTTTTCCATATCACCTTGAGATTCTATCCATTCTTCGACTATTGATTCCCATGTTCTCCATGGACTAGCTAAGGCATTTAGGTGATAGCTTAGCTTCTTTTTCTTTTCAGGAAATTTGTGTACCCATTTTCCTTTAGATTGATTACCTCTTTTCCATTCTTTCTCGTGAGATAAAACACCACATTCATTACAAACCATCTCTACTGTTTCGTGATCATCATCAATCCACTTTAGATTTTTAAAATCTAATACTTGATACTCTCCACAATGGGGACAAGGTAATTTCCATACTGCCTGTGAGCCATTAGCAAACTCTTTCTCTATGGCACTTTTATTCTTTACAGTAGGTGTTCCAGTGATAATACATTTACTCTCATCACCATAAGTTGTTAGTCTTTTTCTTCCAAGGGAGATTACATCTCCTTCCCGACCTGAAGACTCCGGATACCTATCTACTTCATCAAAGAAAATTATTTTAATTGGTCTAGCTGCTAACTTACTTGGTGAGTTAGATCCAATGAAGGCAAGATACCCTCCCGGGAACATCTTATGTGTAACTGTATTCCCTGAGTTCTTGGAATTAGCATCTTTTATCCTGGCTTTTAATACATAGGTATCTCTTATCATTGGGGCTATTCGTTCTTTAGAATATGCTATTGCCATGGTGTCTGTTGGTTGCACTAATAGCATTGGACAAGGATCCAGATGTGCATATTTCCCAAAGATATTATTTATAAATTCTGATTTTGCAAGCTGGGAAGCCATCATAAGAATTGCTTCTCTCACATCTCCAGACTCTATTTTTTCGTAGATCTCTATCATGTATGGAGTTCTCTTTGTCTCCCAGGCTCCGATCTCTTTAGAGCCCTCTGAAGATAAGATCCTATTTGCATCTGCCCATTCACTAATACTTAAATTAAGTGGAGGTTTTAATAAATCCAGGCATTCTTTAAATAATTTTTTTACTTTTTTTTTGCCATTCATCACCTATCACCCTTATTGCTTGGAGGATCATATTTTTCTAACTCTTCCAAGGATTTTAATATATGTTTCTCTACAATCTTTTTAATATCCGGATTTTCATCTTGCTCTATTTCAATAGTAATTTTTCTACTGGTACTGAGGAGCTGGGATTTAAATTTTATTAGCATATCAGATAAGGCTCCTCTGACTACATCATCAGGATAATATTTATCTTTTAATATTTTTAAATTGAATTCTTGAGTTTCTCTTTTTGCTTTTTTTAATTTTTGATCTTCAAGATTATGATCTCCATTTTTACTTTTAATTTGTTTAATATATTCCTTAACGCACTTCCGGTAGATATATTCTCCAGGAGCATATTTAAAATCTTTAAATAGTGTTCTTACTTGTCTCTCAGTGATTAAAAACTGTTTGGCTAGTTGTTTTTCACTGATTAAAATTATTTGACCCATATATCCTCCTAAAATTTTTGGAAGTCCCAAATAAAAATTTTCTAACGGCCAAAGTTCTGCGCCTCAGCGTCGCAAATCTTTTTTCCGAACACCTCACAGTACCTTTTTATTACAATCTGTGTTATGCTTTAATAGAAAGAATAATCAGGAGGTAAAATTATGAAACAATGTGCTTATTATATCGATTGTGCCACGGAAGAAGTTCATAAATCAGGATGTCCCAATATGCCTACCGCTAATAAGATTAACTTAGGAAAGCATACAACTGCTCCTAAAGCAGTAAAGGCTGCATTATCTAAAGGCTTCACAAATGCTAATGGTTGTCCTCTCTGTTGCTCTCTCGCTAATAAAAAGTAAATGACTTTAGTTACATAGTCATTTACTTTTTTTATTTAATCGTCATCCTCTTCTTCCATAAGCATTGTCTCTTTTTGTTTTATAATATCTTTCTTACACTCTTCATATTTAATTTGCTTTAACTTATAATCTATTTGTTCTGTAGATGTCTGAAGGCTGAATAGTTCCTTGCCTAGCTTATACAGTTCTGTAGTGGCTGCTATCCTATTCTTCAAAGCTTCTTCATGTGATTTAACCTTTGGTTTTATACCATTAGCATTTAACTCCATGAGATAAGATAAGTTAGACTGATGGAGAGTTCTATAATCAGTTATGACCTTATTTCTCAATTCAACTCTTTTAGTTATGTCATCTTCAATAAATGCCTGTTGTAATATTGCTTTAGTCTTTCCTTTTTTCCAATTCTCTTTACTAGATAGGTTCCTAAGGGTTCCATAGTTGATCATGTATTCAACAGATATATCCAGTAGATCCATTCCGGCTTCATATGCTTTTCTCATATCTTTCTTTTTATCGTTATTAATTTTTCTGTATCTATTCATCAGTAATCAACCTTAGATCATTTAAATCTACTCCATATCTTTTTTCTATTAGATCTATAAGTAGTTTTCCCATTACACTTTCTGTATTTATCTTCTTTATGATCGCTTCCATGAGCTTAGATGGATCTTTATTACTTACAACATCAAAGCCAGGATTATTAAAAGAATAGACATAACTGTTTGCAAAGATATTTATGGTTTCTAATGATCTATCAGTTTGAAAAGATGAGATCTTAAATTTCTCTGCATCTTCTATCATTTCAGTAAAATCTCTTTCATTCATTTTTAGCATCATGACTCTCACCTCCAAACTACTTTTTTATGTCATAATAATGTCATAAATCACTTAAAATTTTCTACCTCATTACTTAGGGAAACTGTGTCACAATTATTTTTTGTCATTTCTTTTCAATCAATTGTTTTATATAGCTTTTAGCTGAAATTAGTACTTTTATTTTTTCCTCACTTTCTGCGATTAGTGAGGAAAAATTTTTCCCACTAAATAACTTAATTTTTCTTTGTTATTTAAGTGAGAGTATTTACTATTTATTCTCTTTATTTCCCTTCCACGGTTCTTTTTATTGTGAATATTTACTATGTCTATAAGATTAGAATAATCAAATATCCAGGAGTTATCTTCCAGGTATTTATATACACTTCTCTTTGGGGATCGGCCCTTAGATCTGGCTAATTTATTTTGTTTTTTTAGTTCTAAGTAATTTAATTCTAAGTTTGGTACTAATTCTTTTTCTAAATATCTATATGCTTCTTTAAATAATTTTTCCCGGCATAACTCCATAAAAATCTTATCTAAGAGATCTTGATCCCCTAATAGTGCTTCTAATGTATTATCGATATTAAATCTTTCAGTGGCATAGTATTTATATGTTGAGCTGGATAGCCACCACTCCAGTCTGGTTAATTCAAAATTTAAAAGAGTTTTATCGTCTACTTCTCTTTTCTTATCGTAAATTCTAACTTTATGACTTTTCCATCCTCCATCTAGGGTAGAATCTACAAATAATTTTTTATATGATTCATTTAGATTGATATTGCCTATTTTTCTCAATTTAGGCAGTTTAAGGAATAAAAGGATAAAGACTTCTTTAAATTCTTCAAAGATCAGATCCAGGTTTATATTTATCTCTATTTCACTGATCTTAGCTTCAGAAAGATCTATAGATATGTCTTTGCTATTTAATAAACTTATTAATCTATTAATAGATTCTTTCAGTTCAAAATTCCTTGTATTGTATATATTGTGACCATGTAAAATTTTATTAGGATTAAACCTAAGGTATGTAGTTTCTCTTACTTCTCCACTGTCGTAGAGTTTAATAGTTTTTTCTATACTGAAGAGTTCTTCTTTTATCTCAAACTTCTCTTCTATCCATCCCTGACCTTCAGTAAAAAGTGATTTTTTATCTGTTTCTATTTTTATTCCAGAGAGAACTAGTTTATCGATCCCTATCCTTTCTAACTTATCTCTATTTAACATTTGACAAATTCACCTCCTCTTATTAAATTTTATTAATTTTTAACTTGACTAAGCCGGTAAGTAACTGTAGAATGTCTGTGTAATGATGTTATTATATTTGAATAAATATTATTCTCTCTCCCAAGAGATTCATTACAAAGGTTTTATGATTGGCTCTTAAATTAACTTTTAAGAGCCTTTTTTATATATTCATAGAGATATTACATTGATGATTTGTTTTAGGAGGTTCACCTAATGTAATATCTTTAAAAATATATAGAAGATGTTATTTTATTTTTTTGTAGCCCTTTGTTTTCAAGGTTTTTTTTTCACTTAGTTGACTTTAGCGTTTTTTTAAGGTAAAATTAATTTATAATGAGCATACCAATTTGTATACATTCCTCATCCCAGTTGGAATGTATGCTGCTCATAAGGGTAAATTCATTTCGGACAGTGAATTTACTTACTTTTCCTCTGAGCCTCTAGTTATCTAAATAATTAGAGGCTCTATTTTTATTTAGTTAATTTAGTTAATTTTATTTATTTAGATAAACTTGTTTTAAAAGATACTTTGCTATATACTCTATCCATGGTGGGAAAGAGATTTTGAGAAGTTACTACTAGCAAAGGATTTAAGCCCTAAAAAATACAGCGATTTTATATACAACCCACCAGAATAAAATTAACACCCCAAAAGTTAATTTTATTTAAATTCCCTAAAAGAACCACTTTTTTAAGTGGTTCTTTTTATTTGATTTAAAATAAAAGAGTTTGCTTTTTTGTTTATTTAATTTATTTTGTTTATTTAGTTAAACTTGTTTCATAGAAAAAAATTATATATAATAATTCTAAGATGGATTTGACAAAGAATTATTTTAAAAACCTTTTAATTGTTGTTAAAGTCTATGAAACATTTTAGAATCCATCTAGAAAGATTTTCAGCATCTTTCGATTTTTTCATATGGGATCCCTTTTCCTGAAGGGGTCCTCTTCCATTTAAAAGATCTTTATTTTTTTTAATATCTAAAGTGTTACGTTTGACTTTGAAAAAAAAGTTCGATATACTTAATTTAGGTGGATTTAAATTAAACATTATTTAAAATACATAATAAACTGCTTGTTAATACCAAAAATTGCTTTTTTGAAATTTTAAATCCGCCTAAAAAAGACTTTTTTATTGGATTATTATTATATAGATTATTCGCATGAGACCTCTATTTTATGGAGATCTCATTCTTTTTTTCACAACATTAATTTTTTTTAATTAGTATATTGACTTTTATTTAGATTAGATATACACTTGTTTCAAGTGGGTTGAATACAGTCAAAAGTATTTTTATTTTTAATAATTAAACTATTGATTATCCACTTCGCAGAGACTTTTATTTATACGTCTTTAGTTGTATTCCTTCATATGGGGGCTCCTTTCAATCTTGGAAGGAGCCCCTTCCCTATTCAATTTCTTTGCTTTTTTTACACAATAATTTTCAATTTCTAATGTTAAATATTTCTCTTTTGATGGGATTTTATCTCTTATGAATTTATGCATGTTGTCCCAGTCAAAGTTTATTTTTTTATACAGTTGGTCTCTTTCAATCTTTCCCATGGATTTCCAGCCTTTTTTAGCAAGATCTTTTCTTTTATCTTCCAGGGCTTTCATCTGGGTTTGTCTTAATTCTCTTTGCTTTTTCCAGTTCATATTTCCCCCTAATGGGTGATTGAGTTCCCACCTTCTCAATGTTGAATAGTTTCCCGTTAAATTAACTATTTCCCTTATTAAAAAACAAAAAGGAGCGTAAAAACAGGCTAGTTATAGCCTATCTTTACACCCCATAATTTTTTGGTAGTATAAGTTAGAAGGTTTTCCTTATTGTAAGTTGTCCTTTCTTAGTAGCAATATAAATTGCCCTCGTCTTAGTAACAGATCTTACAGGTCCGTCTTCCCATATTTTTTATTGTATATTTACTTTTTAATTTTAATATTTTTTATTAGAGACTATGGTAGTTTTCATTGGATGACCTTTTTCAAAAGTGACTTTAATCTCTCCATATAGATCTTCTTCCATTAGTTTCTCTATTTCGATACTTAGTTTTATATATTTCTCCATTTTCTTCTTTTCCATAGGCTCCTCCTAAAAAATATAATTCTTTGGTCAAGTTTAATTATATAGGGAACTACAAAAAAATAAAAGTATTTTTTTTAAAATTGCTTTAATCATTATTAAATATGGGCTACTTACCCTAAACATTTTAGTAATTTTAATTTTAAAATCATTATTTTCTTTTCTTCACTTAGTTTTCACAAACAAATCATATAATCATTTTACAGAAAAGAATACAGAGGAGGAAAGAGATGAAGAAAAAGATTTTATTATTTACAGGGGTAGTTTTAATGGGGATATTTATGTATAGTATGCCTTACACTAGCAGCTTAAATGGAACTAGCATAAGCCAAACAGGGAATTCTTCAGAATTGAAGTTACAATATAGAAAAGGACTTTATTATGAACTAGGAAAAGGTACACCGTTTACAGGTAAAATGAAAGTTAATTACGAGAAGGAGTATGTAAATAGCGAAGGTAATTATAAGACCAAAGAAGCAATTTTTGAGAATGAATATGTGAATGGAGTTATAAAAAATACAAACTATTATACTCAAAATGGAACTTTTGAATATAATGTTAAAAAAATATAGAATATAATCATTTTACAAAAAAGAATACAGAGGAGGAGTTATATGAAGAAGAAGATTGCACTACTTACAGGGGTAGTTTTAATAGGGATATTTATGTATAGTATGCCTTACACTAGCAGTTTAAATGGGACGAGCATAAGCCAAACAGGGAATACGTCACAATTGAGGTTACAATATAAAAAAGGACTTTATTATGAACTAGGAAAGGAGACACCATTTACAGGTGAAATGAGAGTAAATTATGAAAAGGAATATATAAATAGTGAAGGTAATTCTAAGACCAGAGAAGCATTTTTCAAGAATGAATATGTGAATGGACTTTTAAAAGAAACAAACTACTATAGTCAAAATGGAACTTTTGAATATAGTGTTAAAAAAATATAGAAAAAAAACAGACGAGCAGCTAAAAATTCTTAGTTACTTGTCTGTTTTTTTATGAGAAAATCATGTATTTTTCTCAAATAAAATTCTTATGCAAAGCAGAAGTTTCCAGGGGTTACACGTGCATAACTTTAGTTATGCGTAAGCGTGCAGTCCTTCTTTTTATTCTTTAGGAAAGATTGTTATTTTTGGTTTGATTTTTGGTTTTTTATCTGGTGTAGTAGTAATAGTAATTTCCTTAGGAGAATATCCTTTTATAACTTGACTTCCTTTATCACTAGGTTTTATAAAGTGATCAGAAAGTTTTTTACGAGGAATATATCCTTCTAAACCCGGGATTGAGACTGTGTCTTTATTATCTTTCATAAGTTATTCACCTCCATTACTTTCTATAATATTAGCATCCATAAAATTAATTCGAGATATTTCAGAACCTTTGATAAGAACTCCTTTAGAATAATCTGAAAATTCTACTACTTGATTATTATCGTCAGTAGCATAAATAAATTCAAGATAGATACTTTGTTCGTTTGGGTAAGCACTGGCAAAAGAATTTGTTCCATAATAACCAACAATAGGCTTTTCTTTCCCTTTAATGTAAACTACTACAACACAAGGCTCTCTTTTTTCAAAGAAAAAATCCCAAGCCAGAGGACTGATAGTATTTACAGTATTTTCTTTTATAAGTTTACTTAAAAGAATTTTTTTTAATAATAATGGCAAAACAAAAGACATTGAAATTATAAGAAGAATTTTGATAGGTTTATTCAAAAAATCTATAGATAGATAGACTAATTTATATAAAATACCTAAAGAAATTATTTCAAAATAATTATCTTTTAACATATTTTTTTTATTTGGTACAATCATTTTCCAAATTTTATAAGAAATAAATCCCAAAGAAAAATAAGGAAATATACTTTCAAGTTGACTAAAAAAATTGGCACTATTCATATTTTCACCTCCTAAAATAAATTTTAAATTAAGTAATTACTTTATATTCTCTTACTAAAAAGTAGGTTAATTATAGATATATTAACCTACTTTTAGTTTTTTTGCAATACTTCTAATCTTTTTTTTAGAATTAATGTTCTGTTATCGTCTTTTTTGAATAAAAAAAAGATAGTCAAAAACTATCTTTTTTATTTTTAATATATTTACAAGATCACTCTGGATATCTCAGCTTCTTTTGAAGGGTAACTCTTCTCTAAATTAAATATATTTTGATCAAAAAAATTTAAGCAACCATCTCTTCACACATTTTCTTGGTTTTGTCTTTATTTTTTTTATCCATATAAAATACCTACTCAATTAAATTTTTTTCATTACTACTATATATTCTTTATGCATTGTTTTTACTTTATTACCTTTTTTCCCTGTAGGCGCTACTTTTCCTGGAAGTCTTTTTCTACTAATATTTCTAATAATTGTTTCAAGGTGTTCAAATCCATTTTTTTCAAAAAAATGTTTTGTTACCTCGTCTGTTTTAAGAAGTTGACCTTTGATAGTTCTATTCCCTACAACATATGCTACTATCCCTCCAGGTTTAATTACTTTAGCTACATTAGAAATTGATTTTTGATAATCTGAATAGAAACTCATCACTTCACGAACTCTTTTTGAGTCTTGTTCTTTTATTTTATACAGTGAATCATCTAAAAGAGGAAAATCAAAATAAACTTCTTCTTTCTTTCTTTTCCCTCCCATTAACATAGCATCTATTTTTTCAGAATTTTCATGCCCTAACCAATCATTAGCAAATCTTGAGAACTGCCCGTAAGCTACCGTTGATTGGCTATCTCCATAGGGAGGAGAAGTTATAACTATATCCACACTATTTTCTTTTAAAATATCTTCTGGAATGTTTTGAACAGTATCAAAATTATAGATATTTATTTTAGAATCCTTATTTGAAACTTTTAAATACTCTTCTAATTTATCTCTCATTTGAGTGAGGTTCCCCAACATCAGAAAGAAAGCTTCTTTCCTATAATGTTCTATATCTTCCTTAGGTATACGATATCTTTTAAATTCATTATTTCTAGTCATTGACACTTCTCTTAAAGTTTCGCTAAATGCAATTTCAAAAAGATCCTTTATATCTTGATTTTGAATTTTATCGATCCATTCTTTTATTGGAACCAACTGTTTTATATTTCTTTTTTTGAACCAATATTTTATATTTGTAACTTTAGGGTATTCAACAATCAAGTTATTAATATTTAATTCTACTTTTATTAGCTCGTGATCGAATTTTTCGATTTTTTTAGTCAACTCTTGGATATTTATATAGGTTGTTTTCACTTTTGATATTTTTCTAGCTAAAGGATTTAAGTCTGTTCCTATACAATTTAATCCTTTTATATTAGCTTCTATCAGAGTAGTCCCAGATCCTACGTATGGTTCAAATAAAGTATCCATACCTTTAGTTTGGTATCTTTCTAATAATTTTTCTACAATCCCTGGAACTAATTTAGCAGGATATTTATGTATATCATGTGTATATTTGTATCTATTGTTTAAAAAATCCCACTCTATATCTTCATATTTTTTACTCATGCTACCTCTCAATCTAATTCTTTAATATGTTTTTTCTAATCTAGTATAACATAAATTTTAAAGTATTACATCAACTCCTGGGGAAGATATTTTGGCTAGAAAGTCCTGGTAAAGTGCTAAAGTTTTATCTTCCATAACTCTACCTATCCTCTGAATTTTAAATTTAGTCTCGCTCTTATTAAAAGATATATTATTATTTTTAGAAATAATGTGATAGTTTAATTGATTAAATTCATCACCTTCAAAGCTCAATCCTAAGCTTTTTAGTTTCTCATCAAAAAAATTATCAAATTTTAAACCTTTAAAATATTCAGCTGAATAATAGGTCTTATTCTTGACAATTTCTTCTTTTGAACTTTCAAAATCAATAATAGCTTCTCCTTTGTTATTAAGTGTGCATAAATCTAAAATATTACAATCTACAATTTGAAGATTTTTTTTATCAGGAACTTTCAAGAACCAACTTTTAGATATTTGCCCGTTCGTAGAATCTTTATCAATTTGAATAGGCCAAAGATAAACACCTTTATCAATTTTTAAAAACTTGTCTAAATCATGATTATCTTTATCACTTCTATCATGATTATTAATTTTATCTTTTTCTAATAATAATAACCTATATTTATCTACATCTCTTGCTATATCATTACCTTTTTTTCTTAAAATAGTGTGACATGATTTTGTTATAACTAAACCATACTTATTTTTATTTTTATAATCTTTAAATTTAAATAGATCTCCAGGATAGATATCTTTATAACGAATATTAACAGAATAATCTATTATTGTGTGTTTGCTATTTTCTGATAGAAATTCCTCTAAATTAATTCTAGGCTCATTTTTAGTATATTTATTAGAAGCATTATTGAGATTTTTTTTACTTTCTATATACTTTCCATTTTCGGTAGACCTGATATTATTAATAGTTCTAAAAGCTTTATTTAATAAACTATCAACTCCTTCCCCACTTTCTTTAGCATTAATAATACTTGTTTTTAAATCAAAAATTTTAGAATGATATATGTCATCATATACCATTTGGTTTAATTTTTTTCTTTTCTCCAAATAATCATATAGGTGAGAATAGAGATAAGAATCATATATTAAATTTTCCAATGAAGTGCCGCACATTTTTTTTAGTTCTTTCTTTACTTCTTCTACGCTTTCTTTTTTTTGTATAGGATGTATGAGATAAGTATAGCTCAGGTCACGACTATTAGTTTTTAAATAATTTTTTTTTGCTTCTTTGTCTTTTATATCATTAAGATTTTCATGACTATAAAGCATCACCATAAATTTTTCAACTTTCAGATCCTTTGTTATACAGTCTAGGAGTTCCAAAACAGAGTCTTCGTTTTCGCCACTCCCTTCCAAGTTTCTATCCACAACAAATAAAGTGAAGTCATCGTTTTGTGTAAATTCATCTTTTAAATTTTTAATGCCACAAAACTTCTCAATTTCTCCCCCAAAAAGTTCTTCTAATGCTTTTAAAGGAAGAGGCGTATCTGCACTATAAAGTTCAGGGAAATCATCTTCATCAAAATTTTCTTCAAATAAGTTTTTATCTTTTTCTTTTAATTCTCTTAATGTATTGTAATAACTTAATTTAACGATTTTTCCATGATCGGCATCTTCTTCTTTATCCTCTAAATATTTAACAGGGTTACTTTCCCATAATTTTTCATTTTCACCATGTTCCCACTCATCATCTATTGATACTATTTTTTTTATATTCAATTGTTTTAAAATTTCATGCATTTTCTCTTTAATCCCCCTTAAAATAAAGTTTGTTCCATTTCATGCTTATTGAACTTCAAATAAAATTTATAAAGTCTTCCTGTGTCATTTCTTTCAGTTAACATACTAAGCTTACCATTTGATTCAGCAAGTAAAGCTTGCGATATATATAACCCTAATCCTCTACCACCTTCTTTTGCTGTTTGGAATGGTTGGAATAAGAAAATTTCCATATTTTTTGATATACCTGGCCCATTATCATAAAATACTACTTCTCCTTTATCGCTAATCTCTATTATTATCTTTTTTTGCTCTTCATTTGAGTACATAACCCAGTATAAAGAGTTTAAGAATAAATTATCAAAGATAGTCACCAAATATCCTCTATTAATTTTTATTCTAAAGCTGTCTCCTCTTACTTCTACAAGAATATTAGCTTTTTTTGCCTTTTTTGACATTGGAGTCTCATCAATATAAATTTCTTCCAAAATTTTCTTGATATCAACATCCTCTATTAATTTTTTATTTTTCTTATACATAGGCTCTAAGTGATCTAACTGCTCTTCAAGGTATCTAATCTCAGTTATAATATTATTTTGCCACCTCAATATCTCTCGTTTTTCTATATTACCTTCTTTTACTTTTTTTCTACTACTGCTAGCATACCCTCTGATATTTGATACAATTCTATTAAATTCATGTGTCATTGATTCCATTATTATACTTTGACCTACCATTGGTAGCACATCTTTAACATCGTCTAATACTTTCTCCTGAATCTCAATTGTTTGTCTTAAATGTTGATTTTGCTTTTTACCTGCTTTTTTTATTTTTTTTAGAGCATCGCCTATTTTTTTATTTCTTTTGTTTTTATTTTTTTCATCAGTTTTACCTATAGAAATTTCAGATACAACTATTTCTCCAGTACTTTCTTCTAATTTGTCATTTTCTTCTGTACTTTCATTATTTTCTTCACCCTCAAGAGCACTTTGAATTTCTTTCATAGCTTCTTCTATTTCTTCTTCTGAACTTTTTATTCTTTCAAATTTTAACAATCCATTTCTTGTAACAATTTCATCATCATTAAGGTTTCCTTTAATTTCAAATCCAGCAATAATATCACGTATTTCATCACAAATTAAAGTTACTATTCCATGCTTTATGATATTTAGAAAATTTTCTCCATATTCATCTAAAATAAAACCTTGTCTATTAGTTTGTTCTCTTAAGTTTCTACATGTAGGACTATCCAATTTTATATATCCTAAAATACTTTTTGATTGATAGGGAATATACTTAGTTTTTTGAGAATAAACATCAAAACCTGCCCAGTCATAGTTACTATTACCATAAGGCAATATCCTAAAACCATTCCTAAATATATAAAATCCTTGCAATGAACTCCATATATGAGTAAAATCATTATAACTTTTTATAGCGTCAAGTTTTAAATCTCTAATACTCTCTGTTATCAAACTCTTATTTTCTTGAGTAAGCGAAAGGTTATATAATTTTCCAGAAAAATTACCTGGATTAGCTAAACCTCCATCAATATAATTTAAAACTATTTTTTTAAAATACTTTTCATACTCCACTTGTACTTTTTCTTTGAAATCTATTTTATGACTGGTATATTTAAAATTTTGTAATAACTTGGTATCATTCAGCTTGTTTTCAACTAATCGAAAATTTTGCATTTTATTCGTTCTATTATTTATAAGCTTCTCTATATACTTCTCATAGTGAATAGTATTAATTTTTAATATCGAATTTTCATATGAAAACTCTATTGTGTTATCGGCTAAAAACTCTAAAACCTCTTCATCTACTTCTGTATTTGAATATGAATTCCCATTTAATGAAAAGAAAATCTTAAATAAATCTTTTAATTCGTCGTTATTAGAATTATTTAACTTGTCAAAAGGGGAAGACATCTTGTACAATTCATCTACTAAAAGTTTTATATTTTTCTTACTCAATTTCCAAAATTCAATATTTCTTATTCCATCAATCTCAATTCTTGTAAAAGAGTTTTTCTCATCACTATTATTATGCTCTAAATTTGCTGTTACATCTGTAATAGACATTTCAGTATTGAGTTTTGTCCAATCAATTTTCAATTCAGAAGCATTTGTTTTTAGTAGAATGTCGATATCTTCATCTCTTAATAAATTATTTTCTTTAAAAGCATCTAAATCCGCTTTAGTTTTAACAGTAATGTAGTGCCCTAATCTTTGAAACGAAAGTCTTCCAAGCCCTTTTTCTCCTAACACTTGCCTATTAAACTTTAGTGATTCTTTATGCACCTCTCTAAAGTTAGTAGCAATTTTAAAGAAGCTATTCTTTAATATGCTTGGTAGCATTCCATGACCATTATCTTCTATAATTATTTTCCCTCTCCCATATGGAGTCATTATTTCTGTATCTACTGAAATAGATGCAAAGGTAGCGTCTGCATCATAGGAGTTTTTTATTAACTCTAATAATGCCACTAATTCATTTTCAATTAACTGTTCTCCTAACTGGTATATTAATTTGGCAGCAGCCTGTAATTTTATTATTTCCATATCCCTCTACACCTCCTCCAAATATTTTCTTTCATCAAATAAACTCGATAGTTTATTGATTAAATCGCCTTTAAAAAGCATTAATTAGCCTCCTTAGTTTTATTTTACTATTTATTTTTAATACGCTATAACATCTTCTAAAAACTCACTAAAACATACTTTACTGTCTAACATATCTTTAAATTCATGTATATCATTTCCATCTATTCTTATTGAGCATGAGCTTTTTTCTTTTCTATAATAAAATATCTCTTCAGGATAAAGATAAGTTTTTTTAGGGATCCTAAACAAATAGAGGTTATTTTCATTCTGATCATTCAACAATATATACAATGTTTTTTTAAATTTTTTAGGTTTAGGTTCAAACCACCATTGTCCTGTTGTTTCATTTCTATTTGAAAAAATTGCATCCATAGAATTTAATCTTTTATCTGTACATCTATTGATCATTTCTATAGCTTCACCTTTATTTATTTTTGTATCTAATTGAGTTATATTTATTGATTTATTCATGTTAGACATTTTTTTTAATTTTTCTATTTTTATTTCAATTTTTTCTATTTCATCTTTTTTTATTTTTAATTTTTTCGTCAATTCTTTGATTTCTTCTGTAAACATATTTGTCCTCCCCTACCAATTTTACTCAAAAGAAGTTTTAATAATTATATTCTCTCACTCAGTATAACTATGGAATTATCGATTATAACGACTTTTTTGTTTTCTTATGTTTTCTTTTACTTTCAACAACTATTCCATGGCATTTAAAATCAGTATCTTCAGTTTTTAAAATAATAATGTCTTTATAAATAGTTCTATTTGAATTATCGCTCATCAAGTTTATGAAATTTTCATTATCTGAAACTCTCTTAATATATTCTTGGCCTTCGTAAGTTACTAAACATATTTCATCATTAAGATCCAAGTCATGACAATCTGGATCTACTACGGCAATATCTCCATCTAATAAAGTTGGGTACATTGAATCACCTGAAACTTCTACTGCAAAAGCTCCTTTAGGCATAGTTTCACCTTGTAAAAGAATAAAACTTTCTTTTCTAACTACGTTCCCCATATTGATAGCTCCTCCACCTGCTGAAGCAGCTCCATAAACTGGTAATTCTATAACTGTTATTCCTAGAGGATTAACCAAATTTTGAGAAGTATTTTCTTCATCTAAATAATCAACCATTTTATACAATATTTTATAATCTAAATCTAATGCTTCAGCTACTCTTCTTAGATAGTAAGGATTAATTTTTTTCTTATCCCCTTTTTCTAAACGATGTATATCAGCATTATTAATTCCTGTTTTATATGCCAATTGACCTTGGCTTAATCCTTTCTCTAATCTTTTTTCTCTAATCAATTTTCCTAACAGATCTCTCTGTTCTTCATTAACATTAAACTTATCCATAAAACATTTCAACTCCTTGTATATTAAGATTATATTTAAAAATACTGACAATTGTAAGAAACTAAAAAAAACTTCCTTGACAATCATCAGTAGAAGTGGTAAAACTATACTGACAAATATAAGTGGAGAGGAGGGGTGCTTTGAGTTTGCTTAGAAAAGTGAAATTAACTGTTATAAAATCTGATTTAAATATGAATAAAGCAATAGAAATATCTGGTGTATCCAGAGATACATTTTATAAAAAATTAAAAAAAGATGATAAAGATTTTTACGATAAACTTCTTTTAAGTCTAAAAAAATTTACTTAAGTTACTTACAAATATCAGTGAATAAAAGTGTTCTTTTAATTTTAAAGATTAAAAAATTGTTTTTATTTAATAACAAGGGGGGAGATGTGAAAACTAACTTTAAAGATTATAAAGTTTTAGTCAGTAGAAAAATAAAAGTTCCTAGTTCTATAGAACTTAAAATGGGTAATATTGATATTATCATTGATGTTTTCTATGGATATGATGGGGTAATGAGCTATAAAAAAAATGGAATATCTAGAGTGAGTATTTCCATTCCTCGTAAATTTCATTCTCCAGTCTTAATTAATAGAGATATACCAGTAATAACAAACTCAGGAAGAGAAATAAGAATAAATCTATTTAATAAAAGTAAATTAAGTTACACACTATATGAAAAATGTTAAAAGGGGGAACTATGGAAATTTCAAATGCTAAGGTTATAAAAACTGTATTTAGGAATAAAGACAAGATAAAAAAGAATGAATTTATAAAGAAAGTAAAAAAGCTGACCTATGATCTTACTCCTACCGGGGAGAAGCAATATAAATTATTTTAAATAAAAAAGAGTAGAAATAGATCTACTCTTAAAAAATCGGCAAATTTATGATTATAAAATATTTTTATATTTTGCTAGGAAATTTTCAACCCATGGATAAGCTTTACCGCAGTCAGGGCAGTAATTTGGTATTTCTTGACTCTCCATATATCGAGGTTGTCGAGCATGAGTAAAATTAGGATTAGCATTCACAGCTAAAAGGCCGCCTTTGATAGGTGAGCCACATGTACAGTGAGTTAAAACTTTACTATTACACTTGGTACATAGATCACCACAAAAATCCTCTACTCTTTCAAGTGTAGAAGTTTGAAGATGTCCTTTTTCACAGATAGCAGACATTAAATTTCTTACCTTTACTTTTACTAATTTTTTCATCGAAGCTCGCCCCCTTAAATTTTAAATAGGATATTTCAAGAGTTTTTAAGAAAGTTTATCATTTCTCTTGAATAGCACTATTAAGATTTTAATACCATATTACTATACTTGAGTATACTCTATAAATTATCAGTATTCAACATTTTTAGAGTAAAAATATAAAAAATTTTAAAGAAAAAAAACTGACCTGTGATCTAACTCCAAATGGGAAGAAACAATATAAATTATTTTAAATAAAAAAGAGTAGAAACAGATCTACTCTTGGAAGATAAAAAATTAAAGCGAGGTGTAACAATGAAAAAATTACTGTTTGATATTATTTTTTTATCACTAATACTAATTATATTCTTTTTACGCTCTATTATTGAAAAGGATAAAATTAGTAAATACATGGAAATAATACAATTTGCATTAACAATAATTATTTTATATTTTGTAGTAAAAACAGGACAGACACTATCTAATCCATTTATTTATTTTGGATTAGGAGGTTCAGCTTTAACTAGCTTTATCAGTATAAGACAGAAATTCTTTACAAAGAATTAAAAAATATATATAGGGAAATTACACTAGAAACAAATCCAATAATTTTCATAAAATTGTCAATAAATTTAAAAAATTTATTTTCAGCCTTATGTTTCATTTTGAAAGCTACATAGAAAATTAAAAGTATAAAATCAACTAAATTTTTATAAATAAAAATAGGTAGATATCTAAAAAAAGTATCTTTAAATTCTCTTTTTAAGTATCCAATTGATATATTTTTAGAAAAATCAATTTTATTATATGTTTCTTGAATAATGTATCTTGTTTCTTGTTCTTCAAAATTTATTAACATTTCATATTCACTAGCATCTTTATAAGAACGAATGGCATTAATAAAATCAGTTAGATTCTCTGGGTTATCTAAATTTTTAGCTGATTCTGTATTAGTAAATTTTAATATTGTATATTTTTTTAAAAGCTGTAGACACCTTGGGTATTTTTCTTCTAAAGATTTCCTAGATGAGAGAAAAGATTCAACATATTCAATATTTGTTTGAACCAGTTTACTATTAAAAGATAAATTTCTAATTACTAAAATATCATTCCAATAATTTCTTAGAAAAGTAGCGGTTTCTTTAATTTTAAATTGATCATAAATGACAGCAAGAAGTCCTAAAAAATAAAGCCATAAAAATGTTTCGATTTTTAAGATAAAAATTTTTGAAATAAAATGTTCCATTTGTTCCACTCCTTTAAACTCTAGATAGTATTGGTTTAATTTCTAATTCAAGTATAACTTTTAAATAGGAGAAATCAAAAATTATATCAAGCTAGGGAGTAAATATCTAACTAGAGTAGGTTTAATTTTACCATTAGAGCCCATTCATATAAAAAATAAAAAAAGGCATATAAGCCTTTTAATAATTTCTTATAAATTCATCAGTGATTGTACTAATATTAGTTTTAAAACTTGGAAAAATCGTTTTTAAAATGATTTCTAAAACTTTAGCATAATCAATATCTTTCATTGAATTAACAACGAAATTTAGAAGTGCATAAACAAGCTGATTAGAATAATTGCTAGAAGATGAAGCTATGATAGCTACACCTAAGGCTTTATGTCTATATGGATCATCTTCTCTTGAGAATTCAACATAGCTAAATTCAAAATCTTTTTCTAGTTTATCGAAATTGTAATCTTCGAAATTAAGATTTGATATAGGCTCAAATTTGTCTGTTATTACTTTTACAGTTTCTTCTGTTGGGATTTTTCCATCAAATTTAATGCTGTAGCTAAATCTGGCCAAATCACCTAACGCGGTTGTGTTAATTTTATACATTTTTTACTCTCCTTTAAACTCTGAATAGTATAGTTCAAGAATTTCTAAAATAGCCTGGGCTTATCTTGAACTGTATCATTGAGACTTTAAATAATGCATTAGACTTCATTATACTATGAAGCTGAGAAGTAAACAAGAATGATATAGGAATTTATAAAAATATAATTATTTTAAATAAAAAAGAGTAGAAACAGATCTACTCTGAGAAGATAAAAAAATTAAAGCGAGGTGAAACAATGGAAAAATTTTGGATGAGCTTTCTTTTAGCGGGTTTTCTTATAGGGATTATAAATCTAATGATTGAAGCTAGTTTTATTTTAAAAAAATTGAATTATGAAATTATGGATATTAAAACCAAGTTTCTGACTAAACACAATAATTGCTGTAAGTGTTGTAATTATTGTAGAGAATGTCCCAATAATAATTTTTAAGTTTTTAGCATATTTACCAATATGAAAAAATAATGGGAATTCAAAAATACTAGATTAACGGGAAGATTTTATAAAAAATAAGAGGAGGGAACACCATGGGAAAAAAATTAGATTTAAAATTAAGAGGTGTTCAATACGAAATCATAAGTAATGACAACGATTATGATTTAGAACTTACTGAAGAAAATACTTTGTGTTTTAAAAGAGGAGGGGAACTGTATGTTTCTGTTAACCTGGACAAAGTTTGTTTAGGCAGTAAATTAGCTATCTTAGATTTTTTAGGTTTAAAAATAAAAAGAGAGAAATAAATCTCTCTTGGAAAATTAAATAAATTAGAAATGAGGGGAGGAAATAATAATGAAAGAAAAGTTAATTATATATTCTTTAATAATACTAGGGTTATTAATTTTTATAATTGTATGTTTAGATTATTTATACCGTCTAGCACTTATAAAAACCTTTAAACCTCAGAGGTTAAAATTTGAGTTAGAAGAGCAATTTATTTTAAAAGAGCTTAGAGACAACAATGTATATATTGTCAATGAAATCTCTGAATTTAGGAAAAGTCAAAATATCAAACACAGGAGGTAACACATGGCTAGACCAGATTCAGCTCTGTCCTTAGAGCTAGAAAGAAGCATGAATATGCAGGTAAGGGTTGAAACCTTTGAAGAACATCTGAGACATGCAGGAGTGATAGATGATCTCGATGATGAGAGACGGATAAAGAGTTTCAATTTAAATAAATGGAATGAGGATATGCAAAAATCATTTACTAAAACCAGATCTGAGATCCTAAGACTAAAAAATCTTTCATCTATGAAAAAAGCCCTGGAAGATCTGAATAAAAAAATAAATGAATTCAATGAAACATATTTTGAAAAAAGAAAACAGATCGATGCTTTAGAGGTCCAGTACGAAACCTTGGATGATGAAGTGAGAGTGTGGCTCTTGGAATATGCTGTCAGCTGCAGAGAAAAGCTAAAGATAGAAAATTCCAATATCGAGAAAAAACTTATTAGAGAAAATCTAAATCGGAAAAAAAGGTAAAAAAAAAGGAGGACTAATCCACCTTTTTATAGAGACCTGAACCACAATCTGGGCATGCTGGTAACTCCTCATTGTCTGTCTCTATTATTAATTCTAAGTAACACATGACACACATATAAGTTCCTACACCTGGTTTTTCACCTGCTGCGTACATAGGATCTCACCTCCTAAAACAAACTAAAAACTCTTTACTCTAGGAGTATACATTAAAAACCTTAAAAAAGCACTAAGAATTGTATTTTATTTAAATTGTGCTAATTTTAAAAACAAAAAAATATTATTGAAAGGAGTAAATTTATGAGAGATACAATATTTAATATGAGACAAGATATTGCTCTAGAAATGAAAGAAAAGCATAAATTGAATATTGAGGACTTTATTTTAATCCGAAAAATAGGAGATTTCAGCTTATCTGATGACACGATAGAAATTATAAAAGATGGAAAAGCTTATCACTGGATCAGTTATGAAACTATCCAAAAAGATTTTCCATTATTATATCCCACAGTAGAAGCTATTAAAAAAAGAGTTCATAGAATGACTAAAAAAGGTCTCTTAGTGAGTAAAGCTCATATAGTAAAAAGAGGAGATTTAAATAAAAGTGAGTTTAACACACCAGGAACATTTTCAATCTTAAGGTTAGAAAAAGAAGCTAAAAAATTATTTAATTCAAAAGTAGTTCTACCCCCGGGACAAAATGGCGCACCCCTTGAGCCAAATTGTCCTGACCCCCAGGACAATTTGGGGCGACCCCTAGGACAAAATGGCGTTAACAAAGAACTCCTAGAAAAGAACCCCAAGAAAAGAACACCTAAAAAAGAAGTAGTAGCAAAAAAGAAAGGATCTACTGCTGCCCCTGAAGATACTTTTTTTAAAAACTTAAAAGACCTTCTGTCTAAAGCTAGTATTAAAAATCAGAATTCTAATACTTTAAAAAATATCAAAGAGTTCTCCAATGGGGATCTGGAGGAAGTAAAAAAAGTAATTGAATTTATAAAGCTGAAGAATAAAAATATGAACTCCAAGGTCTTGGTAGCAATTTTGAGAGACAAAGATCACCTGATAGTTGAACCGGTAGAATTAAAAAAAGTCACCAGGAAAGAAAAGATAAACTTTATGGTTAATAAATTGGGGGAGATTGAGATCAATGATCTCAGAGAGAAGGTCAAGGAGCAAACCTTCAAAGGTGAGGAGGGATGTTTTGTAAATACCGAGTTGGAAAATGTCCTATGTAAAAGATTCAATAAGTATATCTCAGATGGAGGGACCTATGCATAACACAGAGATCGGTGATTGGAACTACTTTAGGATTAACATTTTGCCTAAAATAAAAAAAGTGGTTCTTCATGATATTGAATATACAGATAAAAATGATATACAGAGTATGTCTTTGGAGGCATATCTGCAAAAAGAAACTATTAAAATGGAAATGGGAGGATCTTATGGGGAAATTAAGTTTGTATAAAAAAACAGCCTTCAGATCTATAGATCTAAAAAGGCTGCCAAACAGAATCACCAACCTATAAAAAATTCCGACCAAAGAAAAATATTACAGAAGGTGTCAGTGATTCTAAATAGATTATAGCATAAAGCCACCGGTTGTATTTAATTTTTAGGGGGTTATGAATTAATGAAAACTAAAAAAGAAGTTTTAAAAAAATTAGAAACCAGACCTCATACTAAGAAATATGCTAAAAAACAATGTTTTAAGTTTGGTTTAGACATTGAACTACTTAATAAATTTTGGTTAGGTGATATAGAGCCTATGGGGACCAAGAAGTATTTTTTTACTAGAAAAAGAAAAATTCAATTTCAAAGATTTATTATTTCCAATCGAGACTATGAGGTTGAGATAAAGAAAAATCAAAAGGAGAAAGATAAAATTCTTAACCTCAAGAAAGATGAAAAGATCAGAAAATGCACCAAATGTAAAAAAGAGTTTATAACGAAGGTCGATCGATTAGGAGTGAGTTATGATACTCGGTGTAAGAAGTGTAAAACAAATGAGAGGTATGACCATAGTGGCCGATTAAATGGAAGGCTGGGGAAGGTAGAAGGTAGGAGTAATTAAATATTTGTTCAATTGGACATTGAAAACTAAATAGTGTGCTTAACTTGAAATTCATTTTTTATTGTAGTATATTTAATACTATAATTTTAAAGACTAGGGGTGTAAAGAAAATGGAAACAATAATTAACTATTATAATAAGTACGATGAAGAACCAAGACTTATGAGGACAAAAGCTAACACATTAGAATTTGAAACAACTAAATATCTTTTAAAATATTATATTGAGAAAAGTGATAAAATCTTAGAAACAGGTGCAGGTACTGGAAGATACTCTCTTCATTATGCTAATGAGGGAAACTGTGTTACTGCTACAGATCTGGTTCCTAGACATGTAGAAATAATAAAGAATAAAGCTTTAGGAAACAAAATGAATAATCTTACTGTAGGATTAGCTAATGCAACTAACTTAGAAAAATATGCAGATAACTCTTTTGATGTTGTTCTTTGTCTTGGTCCAATGTATCATCTAACAAATATCAAAGATAGAGAAAACTGTATAAAAGAAAATTTAAGAGTTTTAAAGCCAGGAGGAATTTTAGCTATTGCTTATATAAACAAACATTATATTCTTTCTAACCTTCTCTTTAAAGATAAAAAGTTTTTAACTAATGATTTTATAGATAAGGTTTTAACAGATGGATATTTAAGTGAAGATGATGGATTTAATTTCTGGACAGATTCATGTTATTACACTCCTAAAGAAATTGAAGAATTTTTGGGAACGTTTAACGTAAACAAATTAGAAAATGCCGCAACAGATGGTTTAGGAAGACTTCTTCCTGAAAAGGTGAATAATCTTTCGGATGAAGAATTTGAGGTATATAAAAATTATCATTTTAAAAGTTGTAGAGAGGAATCAATAGTTGGTTATAGTAATCATGCACTTTACATAGGAAGAAAAAAACTATAAATAATTTTTTTCACTATAGTGAAAAACATGAAAATCATAAAAATATTAATATTTGAGATATAAAAGCACACTATATAAATAGTGTGCTTTTATTTTATAAAAACACACTATATAAATAGTGTGCTTTTATTTTATAAAAACAAATAAATAAAATATTTTAGAGGATAAAAAATAATATATTAATTCTTAAATCTAATTTTTAGATAAGATTACATGAAAAATCGGCTTTCTAATTTTGTTATATAGGCGTTTTGTAAGGATGGTTCGATAGATTAATCAAGAATTTGTCGGAATCGCTAGAAACTCGTTTTAGAGACTCTCAGAGGGGTTTACCAGAAAAAATGTTTTCAGTGGAGATTTAAAGTGAATTTTAGGAAATTATAAAAATCAAAATCAGGGGAGGAGGTATAAATATGGGTAATATTGAAAAAATAGAAATTTTAAGACTTTTAAAGAAAATAAAAACTAAGCAGGATAGGAGAAAGAAAAATGCTTAAAGGAATTTTGTATTGCAGAGTTTCTACTGAGATGCAAGAAGAAAAAGAATCTTTAAAGTATCAAATTGAAAAAGGTAAAAGTTATTCAAAATCACAAGATATAGAATTGACTAAAACTATTACCGATGTGGAGTCTGGTGGAAGAGATGACAGGGATGGGTTTTTAGAATTGCAGAGAGAAATAAAAGCGAGGAGTTTTGATGTACTTGTAGTTTACGAAGCTTCTAGAATTTCTAGGAAGATGATTACAATGATCCAATTTGTATTACAGCTTCAGGAACAAGATATAAAATTTATCTCTATTTCTCAGCCAGATCTAAATACAACTACAGCCACTGGAATGTTATTTTTTCAAATCCAGGCATCATTGGCTGAATATGAAAGAAAGCAAATATCTATTAGGGTAAAATCAGGAAAATATGAGAGAGCTAAAGTTGGACAGTTTACAGGTGGGACTGCTCCTCTGGGATATGATGTTATCGAAAAAAAATTAACTCCAAATGAGGATGCAGAATTAGTTAATGATATTTTTGATTATTATCTGAGATGCCAATCTATGGCAGCGACCGGAAAAAAATTTAATAGAAATAATGAATCAATAAGATGGATGTTAAAAAATGAAGTATATATAGGTAAAAAGAAGTGGGGACAAAAAGAAAAAAACTTAATGACTCATAAACAAAAAACAAAGTTAGATTATGAAGTGTTTGATGGTGAGCATGAAGGAATAGTGCCGGAAGAGATATTTGAAAAAGTCCAAACAATACTAAAATTAAATTCTAAAAGAAGAATTGAATTTTCAACTAGTGGAGCTTTATTTGCCGGTTTAATTAGATGTGCTTGTGGAAATAAGATGTATAACTCAACTTTGAGAAATACTAAAAAAAATTATCATTATTATCAGTGCGATAATAAGCGTTGTAACTTGAAAATTCCAAGAGAGAAATTGGAAACTAAATTATTAAAACAAATATATGCTTTAAAGGAATTAAAAGATTTAAATAATACTGAAGATCTTAAAGTTGTCAATTATACATTAGATATAGAAAAACTAAAGGTTAAAATTTCTAAATCTAAAAACAAGAGAAAAAAATTAACTAGAAGCTTTGCTTCTGGATTAATAGAAGATGATGATTTTGAAGATCTAGTAAAAGAGATTAAAAATGATATATCGATCTATGAAAATGAAATAGAAGAATTAGAAGAGATTAGGGATAATGAAAAAAACTTAGAAGTAAGAAATGATAATTTAGAATTGTTTATAGATGTTATGGAAAATTTAGAACCTGAAGATATTAATGATGCTAAAAAGGTAATGAGATTTATTATCAATAGAATAGAGTTGCATGATGACAATAAGAAAAACCCACAGTTTGATATATACTTTAATTAA